GATAGTATTCACACAAACGCTCAATTTTTATTACCTAATAAGTTAGTAGAGAATACAAAGAAAATTGAAGTAAATCATATTCGCGACCCTTTTGCTATTGAAAGCGCAAGGAGGCAAGGTGTAAATACAAAAGAAAGTACTTCGCTAGATAATGATGATAAACTATTTTTAATAGATGTTTATCCTTTGCCTGAGGGGTCAATGGGTGGCTTTGACGCTAAATTATTAATGAGAATTAACGAAGGTAAATTAGAAATACTTAACAATACTTTAAATGGCGATGGTACTTCTTTAAATTGGACGTTACTCGGTTTTGATGTAGGCTCTAACTTTGAAATTTTAGAGAGCGTAAATATAGGAGCTTATACTGTTTTTGAAATTACTGAAACAAATATAAAACTTACGCCTATTGGTTTTACTCCTACTACCGAAGGCGACCACTTTATAAAAGTAGAATATCCTTTGACTAATGTAAACTATGTGAATAGAACAAACGAGGGTTTTACTTCTATCGAAAAGCTATCAGGTGGCGATAATTTCAGTAATCTAAGGTATTCTATTAAAAGGAATGTAAACCACTGGGAAAGCTATTTAAAAACAGCTACAAAGTATAAACCAAACGGAATAATACAAAACACTTTCTTTAAGAATAATGGCGAGGTTTCAACTTTATACGGTGCAGAAACAATACCAACGATAGAGGGCGCAAATATTAACGTAACAGATTTAAGTGATGCTATTTTATCGCCTATGTTTTATAAAACAAAAGTAGTTGCAAACTTTGAAGCCATTAAAATATTGCTTGATAATTTAGCAACTCAAAAAGGATTTATAAGAGTAGTGGATACAAATGAAGCCGTTATAAAATTACATCCTACTAAGTTAGATTATGAATGGTCAACCAATTTATTAACTATTGAGGGCGAAAAAAGGAACGAAAGCGATTATACAACTATCGATACAATAGGCACGGAATTAATAGAGATTAATGAGGTAGGTTATAATATTATACTAATTAGAGGTAGGTGGTTTAAAATTGATGGTTATTTTGTAACTTTGTACGACTTCAATAGCGTGCCTTTAATTAATAGAACACGATTTGACAAGATAAAAGTAAACGGAATGATTTATGATTCAGTAGTAACCCTTTCAGATGCGTTAAATGGACTATAGCTTTTTAAGATTAACGAAAATAGAAAATAGCGAGAATCCTGCTATTTCTAAAATAAACTATTCCGATTGTATTCAATTGGCAACGGATGAAATTTATACTCAAATATCTAACAACTCAGACGGAATAGCATTTGATAATGACTATTCTGTTTTTGTTGTGGATTGCGATAATACCGAACTTTTAGATATTACCGCAAAAGTTGATATTTATGAGTTCAAAGATACCAAAGGAATTAATCAAATTGCTTTTACTATTGATTCAATAGGTCAAGATTTCGGATTTAATTACGTTAAATTAAAGTTCTCAAAAACTACAGGTTTAGACGTTTGGCTTACGAATGAATTTGTAATTAGTGACGAATTTTTAGAGGAAACTACGCGATTTGATTACAAACAAAACGATGGTATTATTGACGTTTATCAATCAATAAGATTACATTGTTTTTTCGATAGATTAGATTCTGAAACTGAAATAAAAGATTACTACCAAATAACAAGAGGCAATACAATCAGTACACGTGCGCTGTTTAAGGAAACTTCACATTATAAGTTTGCACATATTACGCCTTTTGTTTTTAGACGTATTAATATGCTTTTAATCAATGATATTATTTATATTGATACATTTAGAATGACTAATAAAACGATGGTTAAAGGCTCTGAAAGATTAGGATTCTCTAATTTGTCGGATGCTGAGTTTAGCTGTTTTATCAATCAAAACGATATTTATATTGCAGGATTACAACCTTTTAATTTACCCGATTATTATTCAATAGATTATTTAAATTTAGATTATTCAACAATATGAGAAAAACAGATTTACAGGCTTTAGTTAACTCTAATTTAGCTAGTGGCTCACAAATTACAGCCGTACTCCATCGAGAAGTAGAAACGGCTTTAATTAATGAAATTGCTATGCTTTACGAAGTTAAAGAGCTAGATTGTCCTGATGCTTTTAGGACTGCAAATTTTGACGGAACAGGATTAGGCATTAACTTAATGGTAGGTTGGGCAATTTGTAACGGTGCAAACGGTACTAAAAATAGAAGCGGACGTACTGCAATTGGTTACGATGCTACTAATTACGCCACACTTGGAGCAGTTGGAGGTTCTAAAGATGCCGTAGTAGTTAGTCATAGTCACTTACAAAGTGCATCAAGTGACCCAAACGGAGTAGTTAACGGTATTGTAGGTGATAATACCACGACAGGTTCAGGATTAACTTCTTTAAACACATCAACTGAAGGAGTATCAGGAACGGACAAGAATATGCAACCTTATATAGTAACTTTATTCATTCAAAGAATCGCATAATATGGCAACTTTACAAATCAGAAAAAAAAGCGCAAAGACTTGGTTACATATTCCAAGTGATGCGGATGAATTTATACTATCTAAATTCTACTGCAAAACAGATGATGACATTTTTAAAATAGTTGAGGAAAGCGGAAGCAGTCGCAAGGAATACACATTTGACAACATTACAGTTTACGATGATACTGCTGGCGGAACTATGGAAACTTTCGCAAGTTCTCAGGCTTTAATGATTAGATTAGAAGCCTTGCAATACGTGGGTTTCAATGAGGATGGGGAGGTTATAATCGCTAATTTAGTTAGTACAGACCCATCTAACAACATTAATTTAGGTACTGATGGGAAATTATTTAGTAGTGGTGGTGGTTCAACTTTAGGACTCATTAAAATAGTCGATAAAGCAGGCGGTTTCTTCACGAATTTAGCTACTGCAAGTGCTTATATTAGAACCTTTACAAGTGCTACAATTACAAACGAAAGTTATTCAAATGGTACGTTTTGGTTTACCGTTCCAAATGGTTCGAGTTTAGCGAACAACAACGGTTTTTTATATAAACTAACACCGCACACGGCATACATTGAAGACCCTTTGGAGTTAATTTCTTTTTTAGGTAATAACACTTTAGGTTATAGTTCTGGAAATAGCATTTTAGGCAACGTAAGATTCGGAACTAATTCTTTAGTTAGTTTTGCGGGTATTTTAAGAGTTAGAAATGTAACTTTAGTAAACACTTCAGACACTTTTGGCGTTAATGCTTCGGGGCGCGTTGAAATATACGGAACTATTGGCACAACAACAGGCAACGATTACGCAAACTTTTTCCAAACAAATACAGCTGTAATTTGGGCAAGAAAAGTAATGCAAACTATAAACGCAGGCGGTATTGAGGGCGATTTAGCAAGGGCGCAAACGAATGGGGCAAAGTTGTTCTTTGGGTATGCTGACGGCGGAGCAACAGACCTATCTTACACAGCAAGTCCGACCAATGGAATAGTAGTGAGTTCAACAGGAACGGACGCTACAATCCCACTAGCTGACGGAACAAATGCAGGGTTAATTTTACTTGATTCTTTCGGCGATGTAATAGTAGATGAAGATGTATTAGCACCTCCAACGATTGGAACTATCACACAACCTACATTAATTACACCTACAGGAAGCGTAGATTTATCAGGATTACCAACTAAAACTTGGCAAATTATACCAAATCCAAATACTGCAGGATTAACAGGATTAACAGGAAGTATAGCAACTACCACAGTCGATAATTTAGAGGAGTCAACTACTTATACTTTTCAAGTTTTAAGCAATGGAGATTTATCAGTGCCAAGTGCGGACGTTGTAATTGATGCGCAACCTATACCTGCTGAATATTACGTTCGACCATCAGGAACAACTTATGGAACTGGAGATGGTACTTCTTTTGCAAATGCTTGGAGTGGATTTACTGCTATAAATTGGAGTGTTTTAAATACTAAGACTTTGAACGTAGTAGGAACGCACAGCCAAGAATTAAACGTACAACAAAACGCGGTAACTATTGTAGGTAATAACGTAAATGGCGCTGGTATTATTGATGCTCAAAATACACGTGTTTGCTTTAGAATTAACGGATATAACAATATTACAGTTAACAACCTAAGTATGATTAATGGGCAGACTTCTAACGCTCACAATATGCTTACTACAGGAACTATTTACAACAACTGTACATTTGATACGTCGGGGAATCAAACGGCTCAGCACGAGGGTAACATCATTTCAGACTTGATTTCTGTAACTTATAACAATTGTACTTTTAAAAATGGTACAGACGATGGGGTTTCTCTACACGGAGATAATACAACAGTTGTATTAAATAACTGTTCAATGGAAAACAACTCACAAGGAGTAAACGCTATTAATACAGGGGTTTGTATAATTAACGATTCTAATTTCTTAAACAATACTACAGACGTACAGCCTGATTCTAGTTCAGATATTACAGTTAATAGAAGTACTTTTAGAAGTCAATTATCCGCAAATAGTTCGGTAGCTTTAAAACTTAATAATTGTACGATGCTATCAGGCGAAACAGTTGTTACTTCTTTAGGCTCTATTATTGTTTCAGGTACTAAATATTTGGGACTTTCTAAAATAACCACAAACCAAGTTGATATTGCAAAAGTAAAAATTACACGATGCTACTTCGAGGTGAGTACAATCGCAAAAGTAACAAGTCTAGGTAATGCGGTTTACGATTTGTCTTACTCTATTTTCAAACATATCTCAGGAACTAACGTTTTTGCAATTTCTACGGTAAGTGGCGGAACTGGAACTTCTATAGTTAATAACTGTACGTTTGTAGGCTCATCTTCAACGGGTAGAGGTATCGCAGCAGGAAGTAGAATAACTGTTAAAAATACAATCTTTCAAGGCTTGAACTTAGCAGTAAATCCAAATGGTGCTTTAGCTATTGTAGTATTTGATAAATGTTGTACATACCTAAATACAACTATAAATACTAACCAAAATGGTGGTACATTTACCAATACAAATAGCATAACTACTAATCCTTTAATTACGGATATTGTTAACTTGAATTTTGCATTACAATCGGGTAGTTCTTGTTGGAATACTGGTGCTACTCTAACGGATTCAGTAGGTATATTGAGTGCTAATTGGAGCGCAACACCTCCAACGGTAACAACAAAAACACAGCCAGCTACTTGGGATATTGGGGCTTATATTCACTAATAATTAACTTATAAAAAATGAAAAAAATACAGGCGACACATTTAAAATCTGTAGCTCCAACCACTGCTAATAATATTAGTAGTGGTTTTGGACTTGGTCAATGGTGGGAAGATATTACCACGGGAAATAAATACTTTCATAAGACCGATGGGGTATGGGTAGGAATAGAAAATCATCCTAATTTTGTAGAAGTTAATTCATTAACGGACTTGCCTACTCCAATAAGCGGAGTAATTACATTAGTAGCTGGTTACACTTATTTATTTTTGAATCATTTAGATTTATTAGGAAATAGAATCGTATGCGGCCAAGATACGGTAATTGTTGGATGGAGTTCAGAGAATTGTTCTATTAGTTCAACAGGTTTAAGCGCTGCAACTGCTTTAATAACATCGGTATATTCTTTACCAATTAGAAGTATATCTTTTACTCACGACCTTGTTTTTGATTTGCAAGGAGATGGAACTACTACGGCTTTAGATTGGTTCGGGGTTAATTTACTTAATTGCGCAAGTGGTGGAACTATTAAAAACTATACTAACTTTGTTGCAGGGGATTCAGCACTTTTAAATAGTGGCGGTTTTACATTCGATGGAATTATTGGTACTATTGCTTTTAGTAACTGTTTATTTGATTTAGCACCAACAAAAACAGCTATTAATGTTTTATCTACTTGTACAATTTCAAGGCGTTTGAGAATCATTTACTCATCATTTGTAGTTTTATCAGGAGAAACAGGTGTAAATTTTAGTACAAGTGCAACGGTAGGCGATGAAAAATATATTTTAGACACTATTAACTTTAGCGGTGGCGGTACTTATACTAGCGGAGTTTTAAATACTTCAAATAAGGCATTGTTTACAAATTGTGTAGGCATAGCTAATACTGCTACTCGTGGCTTTATGTATATGGTTAATAATGCAACTGATACTACAATTGGAGGAGGCAACGTTAATGTTTGGGTAAAGGCTTTAGGTACTACTACGGCAGATTCTGCAAACTCTAAATTTAATCACGCAAGCAATAGGCTTACTTATACAGGTGCATTTAATCAGTCATTTTTAGTAACGGCAAATACGGCGGTAAGGTCAAGCAGTGCAAATCAAAATATAAGTATTGGAATCGCAAAAAATGGAACTATATTGGCTAATTCAGAAATGACTATAAGAACAGCAACGGCTAACCAAGAACATCCTGGAAGTACACAATATCAAATTGATTTAATTACAAATGATTATGTTGAGTTGTTTATAAAAAACTCGCAATCTCCTGATATTAGGCTTTCAGACTTAAACTTTTCAATAATTAAAATACCATCATAATGCAAAAAAAGTATATCTTTGAAGTATGAAAACAATTACATCCTTATTTATAGCTATAAGCCTATTTTTATTACCGATACAAGGCTTAATATTGACAATGATACTATTTATTAGTTTAGACACAATTACTGCCTTATACGTAACTATTAAGTTAAAAGGCTGGAAATCATTCCAAAGTACAAAGTTTTTTAATATCGTTGTGAAATCGTTCTTTTATTTAGCTTCTATTATTTTAGCCTTTACAATTGATAATTATATTTTCGAGGGTTCGGTAATGGGAATTAAATTACTACTTGCAAAGTCTATGACTGCCGTTTGGGTATTTAATGAGATTAAGTCTTGCGATGAAAATAGTGTAAAATTAGGAAATAAACCCTTTTTTGATATGATTAAAGAATTACTTAGCAAAATGAAACAACTTAAAAAAGACTTAAACGAAATAACAAATGGATAAAATAACACTAGAAAGAATTGAGTTAGCACACCCAAAAATCAGGGAAGAACTTTTTGTACACTACAAAGAATGTAATAATAAACTACCTAAGCACGTTAGACTGCGTTTTAGCCACGTTTATAGAAGTCCAGCAGAACAACACGAACTATTTAAAAAACGCCCTAAGGTTACAAATGCGGATGCTTGGCAATCAATCCATAATTACGGTCTTGCATTTGATGTAGTTCTATTGTATGATAAAAATGGTGATGGTAATTTTGAAAGTGCATCTTGGATAATTGATGAACATTGGAACAGAGTAGCTGAGTATTTTAAAGGTAAAGGTTATGAGTGGGGCGGAGATTTTAAGTCTTTCAAAGACTATCCACATTTTCAGAAAACATTTGGTTTTGATTGG